CAACATCTCCGACCGATAACTGCAACGCCTCGCTGGTCGTTCTAAATTGAACCCTAATAGCATTCCGTGACCGCAACAAAATGATTCGGGCAAGATCCCGCGCCGAGTAATAATTGGTGATGGTGTCATTGTCAAAATTACCGACCAATAACGTGCCGCCGTCTTCTGCTAAATACGTCGTTTCCTCTGTTGAGTCAGCGTCGGGCCATATAGCGTCATCAGGCTCATAATCCAGTTCGTAATTGGGGAACTTAATAATGACTCGGTTATATTTGTCTTCCTTGCTTTCGCCTTTGATATTTATGCCGCCGACGATATTAGTTTTGTCAAACGCGAATACGCTTGAAGCTGCCTTGTCAATTTTTAGGCTGTAGACCCCTTGATTGTATGGCAAGAACCCACGGCAACCATTGAGCATCATTTCAATGTTAGAGAACAGCGTCGCATCTGTTTGCACGACGGCATTGCACTCGAACAGCTTGCCAGTGGTTCCAGTCGTGTAGAAAGTAACCACTTCGTCGCAGTCTGTCGCAGCTTGAGAAAATGCTGTGTCGTCAATTTGCGCTGACGTCAATCCTTTGCCGTATCGAGCGTTTGTTAGATAGTCCCGAATACACAAAGCTGGATTGTTGCTATAAGCGGTCGTTGAGTTCCTTGGGTCGAATACTTTTCGCCCTTGGACTACGCAAGTAATATCTGGGATGTTAGAAAATACGTCCTGATCCCATTTAATACGGAACGCGATATAAGCAACGCCCCTTAGTCTGTGGGCAGAAGTCCAGCCAGCGTTCGCTTCAGTCAGCAGCGAGTCATAAGTTTGATCGTCTGTGCCGAGGTGAATGTTATGGGTGACCAATCCGCTGAAGCGAGCGTCGCTAATCAATATATCGTCAAACTTAATTTGACTGACTGAGTTAATCTCGCCTTCGCATAGAACGTGCGCTATGTACAGATATTCGTTAGGATCGCCGCCTATTTCGTCTCGCGTAGATATGAAAACCCGCGTACCACCGACCCGTCTGGTTCCATAAATAACAGGGATCGGCTCAACATTAGATTCTTTGTTGAGCAATACGCCACGCATAGCATCGGCGGCTTTCCTCGCTTGCTTTTGGGCTTGTCTAGTCGCTACATAACTGACACCAGCACTAATTGCAAAGATCGTAGCTAATAACCAGAAACCCATTATTTACGTCCCCACTTTAGATCTTTGATCGTCTTCGCTGCGAACTCAAAACCCAGATCGCCATCAAAATATAATTGTTGCGTGTTGTGGTTCGTGCGCCGCCCGTTCTCTTTCTCAAAGTCTTTCCAGTGCGAGGCAATCTCAACCGTCAACTTGCTTTCGTCTTCAGTATCGTCAATGGCATAACCGACTATCAACCCGTCGAAGATTAGTATTGGAGCGCCCACAACGTCGTCGCTGCTGTCAATGACTGCCCGATAAATCTTAGCTCGGACATCTATATAATCATCGCCCAAAAAGATAGCGACATAGGTTTGCTCAACGCTAGAAAGCGTGATTGACAAACTATTAACCCGCAAGTCAGAAGTCTCGCTAACGTCGCTCACGCCCATGAAGTGCGGGCTGCTAACCCAGTTGGCTGACAAAGCAGACAGGTTTCTATCCCAATCAGTCAATCGGATCACGCTGTCAAAATCGAATTGGATCAGCGTTGCAAGGTTAAAGTTATCTTCACCAATTGCCGTGATCGTTGCTGCGTCAATAGTCCGAGTCATTAAACGGCCTCGATCATGTCAATCTCGTAATCAACGAGCGATGCTGAGCCTAGATTAAATTCTTGCACGTCATTATTAAGCCGAACGGTAAATGGCACGCTGTCAAAGGTCACTGCGTTATCGTTAGGCACTGCCACTCGCAGCGCTGGCTGGATAGATATATTGCCATCACCAGCCCGATCAGCCGTTAGCATGTAGACCTTGGTGTGATTAGCAAATTTAATCATGTCCCCAGCTTTAAGCGTTCCAGTTACTCCGTCCACGCCCACAGTGGTCGCGCCTATATCTGCGGCTCCGTTGACTAGAATAGTTCCGCTGGCATCGCCTGACTTGCTGCTGATCTGCGGCAATACAATCGTAAAGGTTTCCGCTGAACCACGCTGCGCCATAGTAAAGACCAAAATAGGCGCAAATTCTGAACGGGTCATTCTTGTATATTGAGCGCTGAACTCAAATCGTTGTCCGCCAATGTTTCTTACTTGCGTCCTGCCTGAAATGCTTTGGCTTGACAGGTTATAATTGACGCTCCTGAAGCCTACGGTGCTGAATATCGGGGTTGTTGGATATGTTCCGCTCATGCTATTGACACCCTGCCACGGTCATTGACCGCTTGGTTAATCATAGAAATTATTTGGCCTCTGCGAGATTGCAGCAACCTATCAAAGCCAGCAGTATCGTTTGCTTGGATTGCAAAATTAACATTGACTTGGGTTTCATTGCTGCTGTTCGTGCTGCTCATTGCAGCCTTCAATTGATCGTTGCTCGATATACGACCTGATCCGCCCATTGTGAGCAATTCTGGGCCTCTCTCGCCGACTAAATAGCTTTCTCCACCCCTTACTTGCCCACCTAATGCTCGGCCTGTTAGCCCTGCAACGGTTTGCCCTGCAACGATACCCAACGAAATCGCGCCCATTGCTTGAATTGCCCCAGCAGATGCTAAAAATCCAGGAAGTCCCGTCAATGGTGCAGCAACCGCGCCAGCTGATATTGCAGCTCTTTGCGTGTCGACTATTATTTGAGCCATTGCCAAGCCTTGCTGTAAAGCAAACGCTGATTTAGCGGCAGCAGATTGCTCCCCAAATGCGCCAGCCAAAACTTGGGTCAATTGACCTGCAACCGATGCGGCTCTCGTTAAAGCCATTTGCTCGATTGCTGCTTTTTGCATTTCCCTTTGCTGCGCTTCCCGCAACTCAATACCTGTGATTTGCTTCTCGGTTTGTTCCGTTAAATTTTTTCTCGCGTCCGCAAATCTTTGTTCAATCAAAAAAGTGTCTTGACCTTTCATCTCAGCCGCGACTACTGCCGCCAAACGATCTTGTTCTAAAAGAGCAAGGCTTTGCGTCAGTTGTTCTTTGAGCCTTTCAACTGGCGATAAACCAGCTTGTTCGGCAATTTGCAGTCTTTTAGATGCTCTCTTTTCTTCAATTTGTATTTGCTTTTCTAATGCTTTGTTAGCTCTTTCTCTTTCTTCCGTTTCGGATTTTAACTTTTCGGCGGACTTTGTTCTTTTTTCTGCTTCATCTTTTTTTAGTTCTAGCAAATCATAAAGGCGATTAATTTCTCCTACTTGCTGCGGGGTTGCGTTTCTTATTCTTGCGAGCTCTAAGTCTCTGGCTCGTCCAACTAAGCCAAAAAGATTAACTTCTTCTTTTAAACCGTCTATCAGGTCATTTGTTGTTTCGCTCACGCCGTCAATTTTGTCTTGAAGCGAATTATATTCGTCCTGAAGCTCAATCAACTTTGTTTTATGCGCGTCAAGTTCTTGGAAAAGCTCTTTGTATTCTTCTGGAACGAAAAACGATTCTACTTGCGTTGCATAAGTGTCAAGCGCAACTTTTGCTCTTGTAATAACTAACTCTTGGGCTTCTAAAGCCTCCTTGCTTTTTTCTAACTGGGAAGTTAATTGCCTGAGAACTACTTTCTTGTCTTCCTTGCTTAATTCGTTCAATTTAGCAGCTAAATCCATAGCCCGCTGCTCTACTTCTTCCATTGTTTCGCTAGTATCTTTCAATCCAGCAAACATCACGCCACCCAAAAGCGCCGCAAAAGAAATAACCGCGCCAGCAACAGCGCCGCCAGGCCCAAAGACCGAAGCTAATTGGGGGCCTTGCTGACCAAGGATAGTGAAAGCATTGGTGCCCATCTGGGCTTGAACTGCAATATCTTGAAGCTGATAGGAAACTTGCTGAGTGGATCCTTTCATGGCTTTAAAGTTGCCTTGTACAACTTTTGATTGGTCGCCCATTTGTTTTTGAGCGTTTCGATAATTCATAGCCGCTTTGGCTGCTTGAATTTGAGCTGCGGTTGCGCCTTTTTGTTCGAGCTTGAGCAGCCTTATTTCGTCAGCAGTTTTTCCTGCCGCCTTGGATTCTAATACCAATGCGGCAATTAACTTGTCTGTTTCTTTTTTTAGCTTTTCGTTGGAGCCGCTTGTTTTGTTAGCTTCTTGCGCTAATTTCTGAAGACGATCAGTGGTCTGTTTTATACCTTCGCCTTTGACTTCAACTATTAAGGATGCTATGTCAGCCATTTGCGTAAGCCTCTTGGTATGAAAGTTGATCCAATTCTCTTATCAGATCAACTTCAAATGCGGTTAAATCGCCATAAATGTCCATGTACGATTTGATTTGATTATAGCTAATGGCTCCTTCACTTGCATTTTTTAATGACACAAACAAAGCCCACAAATAAGCCAGCTCGGGCCTTAACGCTGGTCGTTCTGCTAATTGCTTCGGCGGCTTACCAATTGACTTTTCGATTTGCTTGAGGTTTTGTAATCGGCTGACCTTTGATCCTTTGTCGTATCCAGCTGCCCAGAACTGCCACTTGGCATAAACGGACAACTCTTTGGTCAGCCTTTCGTAAAATTTACCCTGTCAGCTATAAACCTATCAACTTGGCTTGCCACGTTTGGCGCGTTCTCATACAAACCTTTGGCGGCTTCAGGGCTAAATTCAACGGTATCTTTCCCGCTCTTTAACCCGCGCCAACTGATTGTGACTGCCGTTAGCAAATCAATCTCGCCGCCTTCTTCATCGTTTAGCAGCTTGCGGTGATACTTTCTGACCGCTTCACGATATGCCTTAGAATCAACCCCTTTGACCTTTATGTAAAAGTCTGTGAGTTCATTGTCGGCGGGGCTTTTGATCTGAATCTCGGCCCCGTCTTCGTGTGCTTCTAATGTGTAAAGATTCTTTACGTCCACGCGACTCTCCTCGCTTTAATTCCGTTATGCGTCGTCTCTAGTAATCTTTAATTGGCTACCAGTGGAAGCGTCATACAAAGCAATGAAGTCCAAAGTGACCGTGACTGCTCCAGGCCCACCCACTTCAGGGTTTCCACTGTTGTACTTGATGTTGGGCAGATCAAAAATGTAATCATTGCCAGCAGCATCGGTCAGCGTGAATTGCATACTTGAGGCGGTTTCGTTGATGAATTTATCAATCAGAGTTGTGTCTTCAAAGTATGCCGTCACTGAGCCTGTCACCGTTGACTTAGCCAAAGGCGGCTGAAGCGTTGTAGCGTCACCGATAACGTATTGGGACTCCATGCCGTTATCAATGTTCAATTCAAGCGCTGTAACAACCGCAATTGCTGATCCGCCTTCAGTGATTGATCCTGTGAAGCTGTCAAAAGGAGCAGTGGTCGTTTCGGCATTATAGGTTGCGCCACTAATTGCAGCAGCAGAGGTGGTCAAGTCTTTGCCGATGACTCCAAACGAACCCGTGACCATTGAGTTAGGCGCTACCGATAAGCTCATAGAGTTGAATGAGCAGCCAGTGGCTCTAAGATATTTGCCGATATCTTCGTGGTGCCGTTCGATGGTGAATGATCGGGCAGTGGAGCCGACCAACAAAACTTCTGGATCGCCATCTGAAGTCCAAGTACCGCAAGCAACCGCTTCGATTAAATCATTGAACGAGTCATAAGAAAGCTCAAAGTTAATATCACCTGATACGCTTTTGTTCCCATGTCGGAAATGAGCAATCTGTCGATCTTCTCTAAGTTCTTCCGATTCAATCGCATCTTTAGACAACCCAAGGGTCGTTCCAGTATGTCGAATCGGGGTGAATGCTGGCGTTGCTGGAGTCGTGCCAAAAGTAGTTTCGGCAATGTAAGCCATGTCGTGCCGTGAGCCTGTTGCAATTGTCATAAGTTACCTCGGGGCTACATGAGCCATATAGTTGATCGAAACTGAGATGACATATCGGTCATCGTCTATTATTCCCGCATTGCGCGAAACATTACCCAAGCGCACAGTGACCCCATTATATACCAAGTCAGTGCCTCGTTTAAAATGATCCGCAATAGCATCAGCTTTCACTTCTGCTGGCCCTCTACCTTTCCCCGCTGGTGCAAAAACGTCCACCTGATAAATACCAAGGTGCTCGTCTAAACCGTTTGATCCCAACCCAGCTTGCTCTGTTCCTGCGGGTAAGTTTGTTCCCCGTAAATACAGCGTTGACTTTGTGGGCTTGAATACTGTGCTTGGCCAAGCAATAGGCGACGATCCAGACAAACTGTTTAATCTGCTGTCGAGCGCTGCGCTAATGTCTGAAAATGTTGTCGTCATTTGGGTAGCTTCGCTATTGCCTTTTGTATTGCCGCTTGAAATCTTGCTATATTAACTCTGACCATTCCGCTCGGCGCTTGCTTACTCCAACCGTATTCCAATCTTTGAGCATAGGGCAGATTGTTTGATATGTATAATGTATCGTCAGCCGTTGATGCTTCTATAGTCTGCGCCATTTTCGACGTACTGCCTTGACCAGAAGGGTCTATGCTGCTCGATGCTGATAAGTCTGGCGAGTTAAGACTTGCGTTCCAATTGCCTCTGAATCTGCCTGTATCAACTGGGCTGCCTTTAATTATCGACCCAAACAAATCAATTGCTACGGCCTGCTTTACATCGTTGACGTTGCGATTGGTCTTCTCTGCAAACTCCTTAATGTCTAAGCTGAACGTCATAGTATATATCCGTCCCAGATGGAGAAACCGTCCGAACATCCATAACCCTGTAATTAACAGAATCGAAGCTACAGTTATCATCAATCTGTGGCGCTCCACCTCCAGCCTGAAAGACTAACCTAACATCGTCTCGCTGGATTGTTTCGCCGTCAATTTCGCCTTTGGTAAAGTTTAGTCTCGCGCCTTTGCCCGTAACAGTTACCGTTGATCCGCCGCTATACGTTCCCGTCGCTGGATCAAACGTGCTGTTTCCCGTCC